GGTTACTTGTCCAACGACCAGCTGATTTGTTATCTGCTTGCAGTTTTAAATCTGGAAATATATGTTGATATTCTTCACTATCTATAATATTTCTTACTTTACGACCAAACCTAACAGCTAATTCAGCAGTGTGTGTGGTTTGTATTATTTTAAGATTGCCTCTTCTACCCATCATCCATGCAGGAAAAAAGGTTGATGCAAACTCAGACTTTGAGTGTCTTGGAGGCAAGCATACAATTAATCTTTTTAATTTACCGTCTGCTATTTTATTAAATTTATTTGCAATAATTTTATGATGTCTGCCTTCAATAAAGTCTGGCCACATGTGTTTTATGAATCCCATGAAGTCTTTTTGACAACCATCTTGTTTTTCAAGCTGATCGTATCTTTGCAGTAAAGCTACTGCCTCAGCTTTGTCTTGTTCAGATAAAATATCGAAATCTTTGAAAGAAATTTCACTCATAAGCGAGCTGAGAAACAAGGTAGCGACGATATATTATGTAACCCAGCTCTAAGCGTAAAACGCCTAGTCGTAGTATTACACAACACTATACTTCGTGCCATTCCTTACCCTCGAATAGTAAAGCCTCAGCCTCTCTTCGTCTTACTAATCCTTCTAACACACGTCCGCCAGCTTTATTCCAACGACGAATTTGTGCAGGCACTTCATCATGTTTGTTTTCATTCAGAACTTTTAACAAAGTTGAATTTTTTAAGTTTGTTTCACCTAAATTAAAAGTCCATGAAACTAAAGATGAGAATTGGTTTTCATCTAGTGGCACTTTTACATTTTCATTTACTGCTTTTTCGTATATTTCTAAATCACGCAAAAGAAGTTCATCTGCTACCTCTTGAGTTATTTGCATGTTTTCATGCACTGTTGCAGTATGTCCATAACCAATAGTTAAAACATCTGCAGCGCACATATATGCTTTAAGTTCACAACCCTCAAATTTTTTAATGAGAGCAATGCCCTCTTGTGATATCTTCATCTTATTCTCCCCAAATTTTGGTTTTTGTTCCGCCGAAGTAATCGACTGCCAAATTCTCTTTTTTAAGCAATTCCGCCACATTTCCTTTCTCACAAAAAATATCACCTAAAACTCTGCCATATTTATCAGTGCCGTACGATTTTAATGTTATATCGCCAACCAACCAATCTTTTAACTTCTGTTTAGCAAGTAATCCTAGTTCTTTTTCTTTTGTCCGTTCTGGATATTTTTTAATATTTATGCGTGATTCTGGAGTATCGATCGCATTAATTCGTACGGATTTATTGTGTAGTTGCACCGAAAATCCTAAATCTATTGTTTCCAAACGGACTGTATCGCCGTCTATAACTTTTTTAAGTTTGCATTTGTAAACAAACGCATCTGGTGATTTAGCCATTATTCGTCTCCTTTATGGGAGGCTCCAAAATAAAAAGATATGATTGCACTAGCTAACCCACCAAGATAGCCTAAAACTAAATTAATAAGTGCTTCACTATTTTGCTCTGGTGGTTGTAGTGTAACTAAAAATATATAACCTAAAAAACCTGCTATTGTTGCAACACCAATTATTCTTGCTGTCCAATCTTTACTAAATATGGTTCTTGCTTGTTGTTTATCTAAAGTTTCTAACTCAAAAACATCAACATCTAGTTCTTTCATTTGCACTTCAAAAGCCTGTTCTGCTTTTTTTAATTCAAGCATTTGTTCTGGTGTAGCATTTTGTATTGCTGTCTCTATTGATTTTTGATCGTTAGGCACGCCTAATACATCTGCAATCATATTTGCTGCCATGCCACCCATAGGTCCACCAATAGCAGTGCCAAGTGTGGGCGCAACCGCACCAATAATATTTTTAAATAAACCTTTCATAAAAATTACTCCACTGTATATATTGTAAGTTTCTTTTCTTTACCTTTTACTTTTATAGGTTTTAGTAATTTTAATACAATTTTACAATTTTTTGCAGTTTCTTCACCTATAAGTATATCAACGCCCACCTCTTTAGTTGCTGACTCTAATCTTGCAGCTGTGTTT